AAAAAGTATGAGCAATATAAAAGTCTTACCAGATCAAACATGACTTTCATCGGTCGTTGTGGTATGTATGTTTATATTGACATGCATCAAGCAATCAACTCAGCACTAGCAACAGCAGAAAAATTTTTGGAGAATAACAAATGAAAGTAGCGATTACCGGTTCAAGAGGATTTATAGGTAGCCATCTTAAAACTAGATTAGAAAAAGATGGTCACGAAGTTATTGAATGGGACTTAAGACAAGAGCCACCACAATGCATAAAAGATTTCGATCCACAAGATTGTAGTTATGTTATACACTTGGCTGCATATGCTGACGTAAGAAAGAGTCTTAAGGAACCGGATTTGTATTGGAAAAATAATGTAGAAAATACTACAAGAATACAGAAGATATGTCACTATAATAATATACCTTTATTATACGCATCATCTTCATGTATTCATAATTGGTGGTTATCACCGTACGGTACGAGTAAAAAAGTAAATGAAGAAACCGCGTATCATAATCAAGTTGGTTTAAGATTTACTACAGTCTATGGTGATGGCGCTAGAGATTCTATGCTGATAGGTAAACTTATTGATGGCACGATTGGTTATCTTACCAGACATGTAAGAGACTTTGTACATGTAAGTGATGTAGTTGATGCCATAGTGTTACTTATGAGTAAAGATATTGCAAGGTTAAAACCTGCATATGACATTGGTACAGGCGTAGGAAACGTAGTTATGGATCTTGGAATACTTGCAGGATGGGAAGGTATTGAAATAAGAGACGGTGATCCGTGTGAAGCACAGGATAATACTGCAGACATTACCGAGATGAAAGCTTTAGGTTGGAGGCCAAAAATTAAAGTAGATGAATATCTTGTACAAAAAACAGTTGCGCACTAATGAGATTCGCAAGTATCATACCGCTGATTGGCGGTGCAACAATCGCTATGGAAAATGTGTTGCAAAAGAAACCGGAGTATATTTTAAGTTATGAAGATTTCAAAGCAAACGATAAACACTTGGTGGACTACTACAAGGGAAAGGTTCCCTATCATCTTTATGGAGACAACGGGCTACCTTACTTACCTCACGTTGAAGTTATTAATACTGTATGCCCATGTGCTGGTCTTAGTAGTCTTAGCCCTACAGCTAGCGGGGATGCTGCTGTTAACGATTGGATGCTTACCTCTGCTAATCTTGTCTTGGGTACGCTCAAACCTGACGTATTCTGGGGAGAGAACGCACCAGGCCTCGCTTCAAATATCGGAAAACCGGTTGTTGAGAAACTCAGAAAGATTGCAAGAGAGCGTGGATACACTTTCTCAATTTATAAAACGAAGTCTGTCTTTCATGGATTAGGACAAATTAGAAACAGAACATTTTATTTTTTCTGGAAAGGTGATAAAGTACCACGTTTCGAATATATAAAAAGGGAACATGAAAAAATAGAAGATACGATTCGTTCAGTAAAACACAAACCGAATGATCCTATGAATGTTCCTACAAACGAAGAAACACCTTCAAAGAATCCATATTATAGATACGTACTTGAAGAAATGTGTGGTGGTATAACTCACAAAGAATTTCAAGATACGAAAATAACACGATCACAAAATGCCATGGACTATATAGAATGGAATGGCGGTAACTATAAAGACGTTGCAAAATGGATGCACTCACAAGGTTACACAAAACTCGCAGAAAGATGTTTAAGAATGCATGATAAACTTTCTCAAGGTGGAAACATTATGAGAAAACTTTGTCACTTTCCAAAGGGTACCATCGGCGCTTTTGTTGGTCACATGCCAAAAAACTTAACACACCCTGATGAAGATAGATACTTAACGATAAGAGAATGTATGTCAATAATGAAATTACCAGATGATTTTATATTACAAGGTGGTGTTAAAAACTTAAATCATATATGTCAAAACGTACCAGTTACCACTGCTGAAGATATGGCTGAACACGTACAAAAATTTGTTGATGGTAGATTAGATAATCAAATGCTTGATACAGATTTTTTAATTCAAGATAACACAAATCATAAATTAAAATTCGAAAAAAACAGTGTACAACTCGATGCTTTTATGGTATAATATTATTATTTGTAGGAGAAATGAATGTCGATAATGGATAAATTAAAAAAGAACAGTAAAAGTGATTTTACTTCTGTTCTAGCCGATTCTAAATTTTTTAATGATAAAGACATGGTACCAACAACTGTACCTATGATGAACGTTGCACTGTCAGGTTCTATGGACGGTGGTTTAGCGCCAGGGTTAACTGTACTTGCTGGTCCATCTAAACATTTTAAAACTTCATTTGCTTTAATTATGGCAAGCGCATACTTAAAAAAGTATGATGATGCTGTATTATTGTTTTATGATTCAGAGTTTGGCTCACCTCAGGCTTACTTTGAAAACTTTGATATCGATACTAGTAGAGTATTGCACACACCAATAACAAACGTAGAAGAACTTAAGTTTGATATCATTGCACAGCTTGAAGGTTTAGATAGAAACGATAAGGTTGTAATTGTAATTGATTCAGTTGGTAACCTTGCGTCTAAAAAAGAATTAGAAGATGCGATAAATGAAAAGTCAGTGGCAGATATGTCAAGAGCAAAAGCACTTAAAGGCTTGTTTAGAATGACAACACCTTATTTAAATATGAAAAACATACCTTTGATTGCAGTCAATCATACATACAAAGAGATAGGTTTATTTCCAAAGGATGTTGTTTCTGGTGGTACAGGTATCTATTACAGTGCTGATAATATTTGGATCGTAGGTAGACAACAAGACAAACAAGGTACAGAAATAAAAGGCTATCACTTTGTAATTAACGTGGAGAAATCAAGATATGTTAAAGAAAAGTCTAAAATTCCTATTTCTGTTAGTTGGGACGGCGGTGTTCAGCAGTGGTCTGGCCTTCTTGATGTTGCTATGTCTGGTAATTATGTTAGTAAGCCCAGCCCTGGTTGGTACTGCAGAATTGATAAATCAACTGGAGAACTGGTGGAACCAAAAGTTCGAGAAAAAGAAACTTTAAATGAAGAATTTTGGAAACCAATAATTGAAGAAACAGACTTCAAGCAATATGTTACAAACAAGTATTCAATATTGAATAACGTTGTTAACTTGGAAAAGTTGGATCAACACTAATGGTACTAACAGAAAATAAACACTATGAAATAATACCTGATAAAGGAGACGACCAAGCTTGGAACGTTAGGATCTTATCAGGTACATTTACAGAGACAGTGTTAAAATACGGTGTCGTAAAATTTAATGGAAAGAAGAAAGATATGACATTTAATTTTGATATTGTATACACACCAGATACAGAACTTAACGTTTCTAATTTAAAGTTACAAGAGTTTGCTGGTATTATGCTTGAGCAAATCATGGCTCAAGGAATTCGTGATAATGAAGTTATAACAAGAGAGGTGAAAGATGCAGATTAGTGCTACACAAAGATTAATGCTGATTATGGATGAGATTGCAATTGCAAAAGGAAAACTAAGACCAGAAGACACTGGTCATATTCATACATCAATAAGCTACCTAGAAAGCAGAGCAGAAGAAGTACAAAAAGAAATAGATGAAGGATTGAGAAAAGCTGCCTATGCCTACTAATTTAGAACAGACTATATTACGTAATCTGTTAACTGATGAAGGCTACATGCGTAAGGTGTTGCCTTTCATTAAGCCAGATTATTTTGAAGGTATCTACCGAATATTGTTTCGAGAAGCTGGCAAGTTTGTCGCTAAGTATAATAAACTGCCAAACGCTGAATCATTCAAGATTGAACTTGATCAAAGTGATAAGTTAAGTGATGAACAATATACATTAGCCATGGACATTGTACCACAGTTATTTACTGGTGACAAGGTAGATGATAAATGGTTAGTAGATACTACTGAAAAGTGGTGCCAAGATCGTGCAATATACCTTGCAATCATGGAATCAATATCAATTATTGATGGAAAGCACGAAAAATTAACTAAAGGTGCTTTACCTGATCTATTATCAAATGCACTTGGCGTAGGATTTGACTTACAAGTTGGTCATGATTATGTAGAAAACGCGGAGGATCGATATGAATTCTATCATACAGAAGAAGACAGGCTTCCATTTGATTTGGAATACTTTAACACAATCACAAAGGGTGGTGTCCCACGTAAGACTCTTAATATTGCTCTCGCTGGTACCGGTGTTGGTAAGTCTTTATTTATGTGCCATGTTGCTGCCTCAGCTTTAGTTCAAGGTCAAAATGTTTTATATATCACAATGGAAATGGCTGAAGAAAGAATCGCTGAAAGAATAGATGCAAACTTGCTTGATGTTCCTATTGATCAATTAGATAAATT